AACTAACCCTCGATTTATCCACTATAAAATGATATTAATCACAGTTAAACACTATTGTTTAGCTCTTATACGACGAAGATACTCATTTTTCTTTTCAAACACACGATTTTTGCGATTCTTATGTGCCCATTTACTTGCTTTCTTAGCATAAACACCTTTACGTCTACGAGTAGTAGAAGTCCTTCTACGACGAGCCGAAGTATGATCACAGTCACAGGTACAATTGCACTTCATTTTTAAAGCATTCCTGCTGCAGTTTGAGAACCAGAGTTGCCACTCATAGCCGCAGTTGCTCCAACTTGGCTATTCAAGTCCGAGTTACCAGTAACACCATCCAACATCCCGCCAACCATTCTGCGTAAATGACTAGAAGTAACACCTGACTGAACAGATGCAGCTTCAACGTCAACCGAGTTAAGGATTGTCTTTCGGACCGCGCTCTGACCACGAACAGTCTCGAAGAATCCAGAGTTGATTGCCATGATGATGATAGTAGCGTTAGCATTAGCTGACATCTTTGTAAGGTAGCTGTAGAAACCGTTAGTGTTGTCCAATGTGATATTTAACTGAACGCTAAAGTTACCAAGTGTGCCTGGTGCCAAACCTGGTGAGAGAGGAATGTCTTGTCCCATTCGCAAGAGAAGAGGACCTCCAGACATCTGAACAACCTTTCCTGACTTTCGAAGATCCATCATACTTGACATAGTACCAGTAGATTCAGAACCAAATGGAATGTCAGTAGTGAATGTAGAATTGGTCCATCCACGCCACTGCTGCCAGTCCATGTCCAAACCACCAGCAACAGTACACGCATAAAGATCTTCTTGTTGAAAGTTAGAACACAAGTTAGAGTAGTTATCAAAAGTGACACCAATGCGTTCAATGGGAATGTAGTTTTCTTGCTGAGTCTGTCCACGGACGTTTGCTTTTACGTAGATAGCAAGCAAATCTGGGATTGACGAAAGAGTGATTGTATTTGACTGCACGTTGATTGAACCCGCAGCAGTTGGAATTGTGCAAGGTGAGAAGTAACGAGGAAATTCCATATAAGGAACCGTAGACACCATGGGAAGTGTAACATCAGGAGGAGGTGTAAGGAAGGTGACCATGAGTCTTGGTGAAATAAACGGTCCAGTGTTGCTTGTAGCGTTGGTTGTTGGGTTCTGTAGATTGATCTTAGAATACAATGCGTGAAGTCCAGTGCTGCGAATAATAGAAGCATTGGTTGGATATAGAGTATTGAGTTTGTCGCAATATCGTCTTCGTCCTTCAAGGCTTAAACCAGCAGGAGCTGAAAGGGTCTCGTAACCTTGCTGAGGTCCAGCACCTTGTAAGTTCAAAGTAAGAGCGATGTTGGTGCATCCATACAATCCAACCTCTGTCATCTCCTTTGCATCTTGCCAGAGGAAAGGGCTCATGACAAGAGGCTCAGAGCAGTAAAAGCGAATCATAACGGGTAGAGGAACTTCAACGTTTGTTGCAGCTAGAACAGCTGTAGATGAATTTGCCACGTTGGGGTCTGAAATAGTCTTTCCAACAAGAGAACTTCCCTGGGGAATAAAGGCAGGCCTGTAATTGATCACAGGAACTGTTACTCCATTGTAAGTGTAGCTTCCGTATTGAGGTAACGAATCTCCAGATGCAGGGTGTACAAATTCAACTTGCCATGAGCCGTTGCCAATGTCAGAATCCTTTGCACTGCCGTATGTACGAGTAGAACCGTTTGCAGAACGAACATCGTCAATCGCATACGCGTAGGTATCAAATTTGCTGGTGCATGTTCTCTGTTGTAAAGAAGCACGAGTCTGGGAAAGCAAAATTTGTTCTTTAAGCGTGTCGCCGTTGGTCGTTACTGAACAGTCGTTGATGGATGCTGTCATGTTTGTGCACAAGCTTTGAATAGGAAACATGCACAATGACAGATCAGAAGGACCACCAACAGGTTGATACCAGTTATTATCAGTAGGACCTGTGCAACCTGGGAAGGATCCACGAGGAAGGAGAAATCCGGAATTGATACCGTATCCTCGTGTTCCATCGGCCTGAATGACCTCCTGTGGAAGAACCACACTTTCGTTTGTAGATTCAAACTGAGGTGTTGCAATTTGATTTGCGGAAGATTTAAATTGAACTGTTGCAGAACCAAGTGATGTAAATAATCCTAGAGTGGTCATGTAGCATCGAGCAAGCTGGATTTGTGTTTGTGAAACAGAACCATCAACATTTTGACTGTAGTTTGTCTCATATCGAACTCGATCAATTACCTGTGTCAATGCAGCGGTTGAAGTAAATGTAACTGTATTAGCTCCAATGGCTGTAGTGAGAGCTGTGCCAAAATTAACTGTCAACAATGTTTTTAAATCATTGACAGACACAGATAATACAGTCTGAGGAGATGGAGCACCAGTTGCACCACCGAAGGCAACAGAACTACCGACAAGTAAAGTGCGTACAGCTTGACTTGTCAAAAAGGGTAAACCTGATGTGTAGGTAATGTTTACAAAAGTATCACCCAGAGCGCCTCCAGAGGATCTTTGTCCAACTGCAAGCGTAAGTCCAGCACTGAAGGTGATAGTTGAATTTGCGCCAAGAAGGTCTGGCTTAAATCCGTTGTCTAAGACTGATGAACTTACGCTATAGATTGCATTTGAAGTTGGAGAATATGGATCAGTAACTGCCAACAAAGAAGAGTTTCTGATAGCAGTATTAGCCAAGGCAGAGCTAGCATATGAAACAGAGGTGTACTGAGATGGCACAGCCTCCATGCTGACATACGCACCAGTCTTGAGGTCAATCTTTCGATCAACGAAGACGTTCAAGGATGGCACCAAGATCTGGTATGTGTGCTGACTAGCGGAAGCGGAGATGGCGTTAAAGGGGGATACGCTGATGGACAGCGCACCCTTCTGGACGGCATACTTGGGTGATTCTTGGATGATTCGAGCATCATAAACAGCGATCTTCTCGATTGTGGACATTTCTATATTCTAATCTGATTATGTAGGTTTAAACACAAATTTTATGTTCACAGATCCGTAATTGCTTAAATTTAAAGGAACGAGCTTTTGTGTGATGCGGTGTCTGTAGCAGACTATGCAATCAAACTGCGTAAACGTTTTCGTACTCTGAAGTGAGTAGAATGTTACTTGTTCTGGTTGATATCGAATGACGGAACGACAAGAACTAAGCATACCAGGGGCGATGTAAAACTCCCCAAGAATGGAGTCCGAGTCACCGACAGTTCCTACTGAATTTGCTAAAGCAGTATTCGTATCTGAGATCGTTGTAGCTGGAGACAATAGACTCTGCACAACGGGGATCGACTTACTTAATATAACAATTGACTGGACAGGACTGACTGCAGACGAGAGAGATTCAGACGATTGAATGTAATACCCGTCAGGAATCTTAAAGAGGTTAAACTCCCTAAACTGACTCCACGTCCAATAGACTAACAAACCGTTTGTCGTTGGTTCAACATATCGGATAGCGTTGGCTGGAAAATTATCAAAGAGAAATTTAAACGATGAATTGGATTCAAATTCAAAGGTCTCGTCTGCGCCTTGACCCGTAGCATTTTTCTTACCCCATGAAGCATAATTTGAGTTTTGTAGGCTCCTGGTGTACTTATCTGATAGATTGATCGAATCCAGTAATCCATATGAATACGTCATTCCAAATCCCAGGGGATCCGCGTTGTATCTCAAAAGGTTTGTAATTCCGTCGTACGAGAACTGTAACGGACGAGTTTTGAAGACAGGCGTTGGCAAATAACGAACCTTTTGAGGTATTGTACCTGTGTTAATTACATCAGCACAAGTAAACGTCATCTGTTCGTTGGTTGAGTTATACGAAAAGACGAGATTTTTTGACTTTGCAGTTGTGCGAGGAGCGTCACCTATTCTAAACCAGTTTGCATTATCAGTTGATGGTGGTAGATTTCTTAGATAGCGTACTTGAGGCGTCCAAACAAATCCATTGTGAATAACACAGTCACCAAAATTATAGGATTTGGTACTGTCAAACACAAGTGTTGCTGGGTCGACACGGAATGCTTTCTGGTACGCGGAAGATACAAATTTCAGTTGGACGTTTAATGACTGTTCCTCAAGTGTTTGTTGTTGGAGAGGCGGTAGTGCCGGTGGAGCGGGTAGTAACAATCCGTTTTCAGGTGCTGTAATCAAGTTTGCTAATGCTGGATTAACAGACTGATTAATGAATTGCTGAAAGTCGTACACGTTGTAATACGTGCTACTACTATCCGTTCCAAAATCTTGCTGTATTATTGGTGGGCCTGCAGTAGCATCCACGTCTTGTGTTTGCCATCGAAGAGTGCGATACGCTGAAAAAGGTAATTCGACTGAATAGGCTCGTTTAAACGATCGCATCGTCGGTGTCATTGCAGGTGGGTATGAAGGCTGGCAAATTTCATAATCGTCTGTAGGCGTAAACCCAACACAGTTAAGAAACGTAGCAGTTGTTGAATTTGTCGTTCGGCAATCAACTGTATATCCGTTGGGTGCAAGCTTTAAAATAGCAGTGGCACTTGAATACGAAGCTACGGTTGCTGCAGTGACGTTAATAGGTTTGAGTACCAATGTATATGCAGTACCACCACCCCCGCCACTGATTGTGCTTATGGTATATAAACCGTTTAACTGTTGTTGAGATGCTGAAAAAAGTTCGACAGGTACCGGCCAGTTACTCTTGCGTAGGAACCCTTTTCCTGAAGTATTATCTGCATTTGTAAGAGTAATTGTTAAACTTGAACTAGTTGTTGCATTTGACGACGACACCAATGTTGCAGTTTTCTGTCTAAATTCATATTGGTCCGTTAAAAACTGAACTCGTCCTCCGTCGTCATCAATGTGGGTGTTAATAAGATACCCTCCAGTTCTAAATTCGGTGTACGCCATACCCGAGAGTAAATCAAACAAAAGAACTGTCGAAGTTGTCAAGTTAGGAGCATCCGATGGTGCTTTCATAGCACCAGACACAATCAAATCAGAGTACAAACAGATCGATTTGATGACTGCGTAAACTGAATATTCCTTGTTGTCTGCTGTCGAAGACGTTCCAAAAAAATGAACACGTTGACCAACTTCAAATCCAGTTGCATCTTTAACTGCAACGTACGTACCTGATGGAGTTGCCGTAGGAGCCGCTTCTGTGCGTAAAGGAGCCATAGCAATAATGGGAGTGTACGTTGAAGGGATATAAACGGGTTCAAGAGGTGTGTTTTGAAAGAGAGCGTTTGACGACGAAACGTGATAGTCTATGAACGCTTTTAGAAGAGTGTGTTTGACTTCAGAGTCCATACTGTACAACGTAAAGGAGTTATTATACGCATCGGATACAGACACCGCCGAATAATCGTTTTGAAAGGTTACCGCGCCACCTAGTGTTTGACGTTGAATTTGAGCTTCAGTATCGTCTGTAAGAATAGAAGAAACTGAACCTGCTTGTGCACCATTCAGTAAACACCCAGACCAGACAGTTGAGTATCCAACTTCATAGATTAATTCATCTGGATCTGAGCCGATCTTGACTTGTGGTTGAAACACGGGTAAGGTCTTTGTTTGAATCTCCGCAGAGGAAATACCAATTTCACTACTAGAGGTGTTACCAATAATCTGAGTCGTTCGGTTCTGGTTGAAGTTGGCTGGTAGTCCGTGTTGTGGTGTTCCGTCAAACGTTGAGATGTTGACAATGTTGGTAGTTAGATACGTCTCATTGCTTACTTGAACTAAACCAGCTGATATCGCCTGATCACGGTTTAGTTTTTGTCTCTTGTTAGGATCGTGCTGATACATGATGACGTTAAAGAGATAAAGTGCAAAGTACAATGACTCTATATTTTGTTAGACCTCTCCGTTATTTGGTGAAGATAATGTAGAAGTATCATTAACTGCCGGATTTCCCGCGGCAAAATAAAATTGAGCTCCAATTTGCGTGTATGCAGTTGAACCTATTGCCTGTTCAGAGCTTGGGCTCTCAATTTCACCAAAGTCAATTTCAATGTCATTTACTCCATCAACGAATTGGTAACAAGACCAATAAAGAGATCCAACCCAATTTGTAAGAGTAGCAATAGTATTAGGGTACGCTGAAGTAGTTCCATACCCAACGAGGGAAGTAGGTGATAATGAAATAGTTCCCTCAAAAGCTTTATTTTGAAGGTGAATCGATGTAGCTTGTGCGCTTCCTTGATCGTTTGATACAGTCACAACCCAATAATACCAACGATCCGCGATTGTGGTGTTAAAATAAAAAACCGTTTGGTCTCCTGTGGGCGTTTCTGAAATTGAGGCTATTTGAGTAAAATCACGATCTTCTGAACCACTGCTTTGGTAAAGATTCGCTAACAGTGAAGTAGCATTTGTGCTAATAACTTGAACTCCCGGTTCACAGCTATTTAAATTTTGTGGTCTAGCAAAGAAAAAGTCCGCAATTGTGACCGTTGGTTCGGGAGGTGGAGGGGCAGTCAGGCTAATTAGACCCATTAGAATTCGATATGCAGAAGATGTAGTGCCTTGTGTCTCCATTATAGATTATTTGCCAAGTTTTTTATAAGTCACTCTTGTAACGTATTCATCCGGATCCATTCCAGTATTCTCGATCATTTCAAGATACTTGGGCAAAAGACTATCGGCGTGCATAATGCGACACGCCACATGCCTTCCGCACGTATTCATTCCATCCGCTTGTAAGCATTTGTCGTTGTAGTAGGGTTTATACCTGGATTTTTTAACAAGGTTCATAATCTGAGGTGCAACCTGGTCCAACGTTCTCAGTTTCTGTTCAGGGAGCCATTTTCGATGAGTGTCTGGAGCCATTCCGTAGGAATCAAACACTTCAACTGCATTCATATGTCTGTGTAAAAGCATACACAGCCAGTGACCAAACTCTTTGGATTCCGTTAAGAAGAGAACTACAACTTGGTCACGCTTCTTAAAGAGATCGTCTAGATTATCAAACTCGTCTAGATCCGGGTAGGAGATTAATTCAATCCATCCAACCAAATTGACCAGATCTTCTCCGCTTAATGCATACGCTTGTAATTGTCTTAGGTCTTTCTTTGTCATTTTAAAAATGTCAAATGTAAGACACCGTAAACGGAGCAAGCAAAATTATAGACAACCGAAACCAAACCGTCAAGTTCCACTTCAACTTCAACTTGAAGATGAACCCATGTCTGAAGAACGCCCGCCACCTAAAAAGATGCCAATCATCAAAAACCAGGGGCAGAGAGTAAAGGTTCTACGAGGCGGTAACATAGAAGACGACTGGAATAAGTTTACAAACGAGTTTACAAACCCAGACAGTCTGTTAAATCAAACCGATGATAAGATCCGCGACGAGTTGAACCGTTGGGGAGATGAACTTGGAAATGTGTTTGACCCTAATAAGAACGGTCTAAAGGAGATCTTTGAAGATTTCAGTCGTGAGGTCGGGCGAACGTTTATAGAGATTGCAGATGAGGTGAAAGAAGGATTAGATCCGAACTTAAATGGAGTTAACGACGCGTTCATCAAGTTTGGTAACGATTTCAATGGAGCCTTTGAAAGCATAGGCCGTGATATCCTTAAAAAGCTAGAAGAAGGATGGGAAGCCTATTCAAACGTCTTTAAACCCCTAGGCGAACTGCTAGTCGATTTTGCAGATAAAGAGTGGTGGGAAAAAACGATGAAAGATCCCGAAACGTACTTTTTCTTGGCGCAATGTATCATCTCGTGTTCGGCTGTTTTTCTTGGACCCGCGGGAGTTGCACTTGCCAGTGGAGTTGTAGCAGCTACGCGTATGATCACAAAAGCAGCTATGGGGCAGGATGTCGAGTACTCAGACCTCATTGAGATGGCCTTGTGCTTGCTTCCAACAGGTAAGATAGCTGTAGGAGCTGCGCAGAAGAATGCAACCTCTTTTTCTGGAATGGTTATGAATGGAGTCTACACGTCGTTGAACGGCGTTCGGAGTGCAGACCCTAATGCAAAGATCCGAGCCGCAGGTCAGGGTTTGTGTGGTCTTGTCGCAGCCGGACAGGAGTATAACATCATTCCTCCCGTTAACTCCCAAGCCTCCGTTAACATGCTGTATAGAGTAGCTGCACCGGCTCTCCGAGGGTTACGAAGTGATGACCCAGAAATGTATAAAGTTTATGTTAAGGTTTACGAACGCGATAAGCAGTATGATGGACAAGAATCGTTTGAAGTTGAAGAAAACGACATGACCAATCCGTTACCCGATATTCAAGTTACGACGATGGTGAAAGACCCTTCTAAGCCGCAAGAAGACTACGTAGAATTCCCCCCTCTTCCTGCTGGTTTAAATTATACTGTAGGACCTGTTAAAGCAGGTATTCGTGCTGGTAAGTATCTACCCGTAATCAAGAAGCGCGATGCGACAAAACCTGAAACGAAGACAGTGAAACAGTACGGCAAGAAGAAGGTCACTAAATACAGAGACAAGTACAGCCTCTTAAACTCGTATACAATCAAAGAAGTGGCTTTTGATAGAGAATTTGATCAGAAAGCAATTGCAACGGCAAGAGAGAGGGAAAAGGTTGCCTTAAAGAACATTGCAATGTGGAAAGCACAGGAAGATAAGAAACGAGCAACGTTAAGAGAAGAACGCGAAGATCCAACCCAGGATATTCCGTTAGACAAGATTGAGTTCACGGACATCAAGTCTGGTAAGGTGTACAACTTGACTCGTCCCACGCGCCCTGATATGAATGCACCTATGAAGGTAGGTAACGTGTCTGCTTATAAACTGCCATCCGTTGCAGGGTATAACGTTGGAGACTTTGTAGCCAGGTCCGCTGATATGAAGCTTATGCCGCCTATTGGATCTGAAACGGACTGGGCAAAAGATCCTAAAGCCCGCTACTTCCGTTGCATTGTCAGTTACCCAAAAGGAACGACTGGTGTTAATCTTCCTGATGTCCCTAACGGACCCGCATTGGGAAATAAACCCGCCAAGACAGGTGAAACGTTCGAGATCATGTCTCAAAAACCGCTTACTGGTGGTAAATGGATTGAAGTCTTAAAGGAAGAGGCTGATGCAGCTAATACGGCAGGCAACAATGCAACGTTTTCAAATCCAATGGAAGAATATCAAGCAAAGGTAGCTGAGTACAGAGCTGCGTATGCTGCAAAGTTGGCTAATGATCGTTTGTTTTCACAACTCTCTCGAGATAAAGCCATTGTCGCAGATCGAGTCAGTAAAGACTTCCCAGTTACTTCGTATGAAGACGGTAAAGACTGGATTGAGGGAATTGTAAACAATGAAGTTAAAGCATGCACAGATGATTTGAAGACGAGACGTTCGGAAGCAGAGGTTAAAGACATGTTTGGTACCGTAGATACCGTAACTCTGAAGATTGATTACATAAAGAAGTACCATGAAACCTACCGTAATAACTATGCAATGGGTCCCAACTACTTTGAAACTCCAGCGGCAGCAGAAGCGTTTTATCTGGCCAATCCTGATTTGGATCCTCGGAAAGATATTACTAAAAAGAAGGTTACAATCAACAATAAAGATGAGAATATTCAAGAGTTGTTGAATCGGTTGAATGAAGCGGAAAGTAAATTTGACGAATCAACTTTATTCCGTGAAGATCCAAATATTGGATTCCTAAGTAGTTCAGGACAAGATTCTCTTGCAGTGCGAGCATCTGAAGGTAGGTTAGCTCAATACGTCCCAAATCCAGCAGATGGTGGAAAAACAGTCATTACGGAATACCGTTCTGATTTTACTGATAAACAAAGACAAATCTACCGTGAAAAGTTTTACGACTTAACTGGATTTGACGAAGAACTTAAAGATCCTAATTGGCCATCACCAGCTGATATGGATGCCTTAGAGTATGTTGCATTACTTGCTAGCGGTCTTAAAGATGTAGGGTCACGTGGTAACAATTTGGACGAAAGTTTTTTTAAAAAGGAAAGAACTTTAAAAGATACCTTCAAGGTTGAAGATGTCGTTACCAGTAAAGGTGCTGACTTTTTACCATTTACCTTTGATACCTATAAACAGTACGTCACTAATCCATATAAACAGTTGGCGTTACATATGAAGAGTATCATGGAACCAAGTATGAACTTTGATCCCAAAGAACAACACTTTTGCTATAATCCTGCAGAACACAAGAATTACCTTAAAATTGGTTATCAGACATGTTTTTTCTCAAAGGGTATTAAACAAGTTCTTCCTGAAGGAAAGTGTAAGAGCTGGAGAGAATTAAAAGAAAAGACTAAGAACATTCTAATGGCTGAGTATACATACGAAGACGAGGGAGCTAACATTGCAACCTATGCAGATCGTTCTGCAGCTGAACAGGCCATGTTTGGAACTTCACCGGCTGTTAAGGAAGCTGACTGGAGAGCTAATTTTACTGAATTTTGTGAGTGGGCCAAATTTAAAGGACGAGCGTTTCCTAATGACGTCATTGCAACGACAAAAGCGCTCCATTCTGAAGAAATACTAGACCCAGAAGTAGCAGGATTTCGCACTTGGAAAGATACGGACGTCCCTATTTACAATGCAGAATCACAGCAACTAACAATTCCAGCAGCCACGAAAGAACATAATGCTGGTCAAGGCTACTTTAGAATTGAGACAAAGGGAAAAAAACCTCCCAATACCGTGTTTCAACATGATCCTGCAATGTTTAAGCAATACGGATACGAAGAGATCAAAATTGGCATTCCAAACTCAACCATGAACATCTACTATCCTGCATTCATGCAAGCGTTTAATGAAAACGCCCGCTCTATTAACACAACTGCAAAATTGGCGCCAGATGTAAACGGAACTTGGAAACAGTTAGCGGATGCTATTATTGATGGACAACGAAAGGAAATTCAACAAAAGGGTAGTGATCCTACTAAAATCGCTGAAGTTAGAAACACGCTTGGGCTACTGCAAAAGATTGAAGATTCGTACGTTGAGAAACTAACAGCCAGGGTAAAGGCAGATTTCATGGCAAAACCTCCCGGTAAGATTGGAAGCGTTACTAAGCGCATTGACCCATGGGATACTTATAAAGGCCTTAGCTTAGCAGACAAATCAGTAATTCAAGTTAGTGACGTCGATAAGAAATCAGTTGAAGCATTTCAACGTGGCGCGCTTATTTTGGCGGGTCGAGATCCTAACTTTTTTGAAGAGTACTCCAATAACGGCTTAAACTATGTCATTGATAAGTATTTGGCGTTATGCGAAATCATGGATAGGGTGGATCCTGGAAAGAACTATGCAGGTGAAGCACGTGCTCGATATGATACGTATAAGGCGGAAACGCTGAAGAACCGAGAACATCAAGAAAAGATACGCTCTGAATTTATCCAAGAAAAACAGGACCTAATTGCAGTTGAAACTAAACGAAGTGAATATAAAGTGGCTATGGAGTTAAAGTTAAAAGAAGAAGAATCTAAAAAGCTTCAGTGGCAGACAAAAAATCAAGACAGGATTAAAGAATTGATACGCACTCTCAATGAAGGCTACAAGTACAAGAAAGAATACGTAACTGAAAACGGTCAACGAACATTAAAGTTCTCGTTGCTACCAGAATATGACCCAGTCGTTCTTAAAGCAAAGGCAGATGCAGAGAAGAAAGCTGAAGAGCTTCGATTAGCTGCGGAAGCGGAAAAAGTGCGATTAGACGCTGAAAAGGCAGAACAATCTCGATTAGCCGGAATTGCAATTGATGAACAACGAAAGAAAGAAGAGGAAGAGCGGAAAAAACGAGAAGAAGCTACCCTTTCTGAGTTTCAACGTATGACAGATCCAGTCTACATTGCAGAACAAAATAAACTTCCTTCGTTCCCTGAGAATTTTTTACCCGGAACGTATGATCGTGCTGTTGTGATCAATGGTGTTTTTAAAGCACATCATCCAATCATTGTGTCAAGAACGGGAACTGCAACGACCACCAAAACGATTAATGGTGTAGAGAAGGTTGTACCTAAAGAAAACAGCATTGTACCTACTGTTAATCCAGGAGTCGAGACAGTCAAGATTATTTCAAAGCAAGGTGAACAAGGCCATCCAAAACCTATTAATCTTCAATACGCAAATGACGTGAAAGCGTTAGAAGATGCGGATGCAGCTGCAAAAGCCGCAGAAGATCTTCAATTTACGAAAAAGCGTTGGCCAGAAAATTTTCCTGATGGAGAGTATGATCGAATGATCAAGTATCAAACCGTAAAAACAGACTGGTTTCAACCGATTTTACCTAATTCTTTTGATAAAGGACCCGTAATGGCGCGAATAAAGATCAAAAATGGAGCCATTGAAACCATTGACGGTGGAAGGTTTAATACACTTGGTTCAGATATGTTTGGACCCGTTTTATTACTTTCTAATCCTGGAGAAGAAGGTCATCCTCATGAACGAGTCATGAGATACGATCTAAAACAAGGTGAAACTAACGACTATAATTGGAATCCAAACGTGGCTCCGCCTCCGCCTCCGCCTCCACCCCCTCCACCAGCGAATCCAAAGATTTTTCCATACGATTACCCAAATGGAGTGTACAAGCGCGACTATCAGTGGAAAAGTAAATTCCCATCACCAAACGGGACGTATCAACAAGGCGTTAGCAGTAACTACTTTCAAGTGATGAATGGACAAATCCTTCCTCAAAGTATGAATACAGGTAACTTTGAGTATAAGATCCCCTCTGTTGAAGGTGAAAAGGGGCACCCTATCACGAGACCGTATACCATTGGAAGCACTAAACCTTCTGGCGCCGGAGCTGGATTTCGAGAACCAAGTTATAAACGCAGAAAATTAAACAGAAAATAACTGTAGATTCGCCATAATTTCCTGTCAGTTTATTATCACTAAAGATGAAACGACATGCGAAGAAACACGCCAAAAAAAGCACGCGGGGCAAGCGCGGAGGTCTTCAATTCATGGGATTTGATATTCCTGTGAAGAAAACTGTGTCCGACTTCATTTCCAATAACTCTTTTATTGAACAGGTAGCTCCTACTTTGGCATCCATGGGACCTGATTACGCACCTTCAAAATTTCTTTCTGCAGTTGATATTGAAAACTTTTTTCCAGACGAATATAAAGCATTTGTTCCTGCCGCAAAGGAATTCCAAGACGGTCTAGTTGAAGGTCTACAGAACCAAGGCATTGGTCGCGGACGTCGTCGTGGCTATATTGTAATGAGGAAGAAGGCTAAGGGCCCTAAGAAGAGCAAGAGAAAGGGAAGGAAGTAAACTAATGTTCAACATAATAACCGGATCTCTCAACACCTAACGCACGAAGGTCGTGCACAAACAAATAAAACCGTAGGCAAATTGAACTCATCATAGTTAGAACTGCCATTCCTAGAATGAAATACGATACATAATCTAAACTTGACATGCCAAAAAAACGTACACAATTTGCTGATTTAAAATCGTATCTGAAAGAATCAGCACACTCGGTGTTATCAGTTGATTGTCTGTCGACAGTAGTATGTGACACGCCTGATAGTCACGGAGAATTTGAGTGGAAAGATTTACCTGAACCCGAGCCTTCAGTAAGTTCCTTTTTAATGCCGTGGGATGATCCGTCACAGCATGAGTACTTATGTTCTCTGCCTCCTCTCACACCCGAACTGTTCTTCACTTATTTCATCCAGACCACAGAAACTGACACGGAACACAAACAACGTTCTGAAGGTTGGCATCGTGCACGAGCCTTTTGCATCACAGCCAGTCAGTTTGGGTCTGCGGTTGGACACAATAAGTACCAGTCACGACCCGCCTTGTACCGCCACAAATTGCACCCGCACCTGAATCCTGTCTCTTCACCCTTTGCTCAATGGGGAGTCGACCATGAACCACACGCGGAAGAAGCATTCAAGAAGTTCCTAGACGACCGACAAGTGATGCACACCATTGATCATCCTAACTTGTTTAAGCACAAGGACGCTCCGTGGGTAGCGTGTTCACCCGACGGAGTTCTGTACAGGCGAGAGAACGGAGAAGACGTGGTTGAACTGATCGAGTATAAAGCTCCAGCGTATTACCGGAACAAGGTCGGGCATCCGTACTCGAAGGAGGCGTATAACATCCCTCGATCGTATCTTGATCAGATTCAAGGCACTATGTGGATGATGCGGAACTACGATGTAGTACGAGGCGGACGGACAGTTGAACGTTGTTGGTTTGTCGTTTGGCAACCACACGCTCTCTACGTAACCCACGTCCCTTACCTTCCTAAGTACGCGGAAGATTTAATGAACTGTGTACTTCAATTTCACTCCAAGGAGTTTATCCCAGGGTGTGTTGAAGAAGTGACAAAGGTTCAAAAGAGTAAAAAGGTATGAGTATTCAACTCTAGTTTAACTTCGTTCTCCTCGTATTCGCCTTGCGAGCTGCATATCCTTCTTTGTAATCGTCACCCTGTTCGCGTGTAAGGCACACAGGTTTGTGTCCTCGAAGAGACCAACTAAGTACGCCTCTGCTGCTTCTTGAAGAGCCATGAGTGCCGTGCTTTGCCATCGTATGTCCGTACAGCCTGGGTAGTTCTGTGCTATCTCCCTACAGAGCCTCTGGAAGGGAAGTCGTCGTATCATTAGCTCGGTAGACCTCTGATACTTTCGGATCTCCCTTAAGGCCACTGTACCCGGTCGATACCTGTGTATCTTTTTGAGGGAGGGTGCTACACCACCACTACCTCCGAACCTTGCTCGAATTCTATCTTGAGCTAAGGCTAGTTGTTTACGAGGGTGTTTACCCCCTGTAGACTTTCGAACAGTGTTTTTGGTTCGTGCCATTTCACTTTTTTCACTTTTTGGGGCCTTAGTTAGAACTAAGGAGGTACCGTTATGTACCGAGTAGTAGGTTTTGTCTATTAGACTATGTCTGACTCGCACTACCAATGTCAGGGTGAGTTGTTTTAGTACAAAGGTACTTTAGAAAATGTGGTATGAAATCAGCTGGTTGGAGTCCGTATATATATGTGTAGGACGACTCTCGGACGATTCTAACTTTGCAAAAAGTTTTTTAAGTTAGGACGACGACCAAAGGTATATATACGGACTCCAGTCAGCTGACTTCATACCACAACTTCTAAAGTACTCTGTACTAAAACAACTAATCCTGACATAGTAGTGCGAGTCAGACATAGTCTAACAGCTAAAACCCCCTACTCGGTACATAACGGTACCTCCTTAGTTCTAACTAAGGCTGCAAAAAGTGAAAAAAATGTCTAACCCACCTTCCCCTGTCCCAGAGCGAGTGCAAGGGTACTTGAAGTACCTACAAGAGAAAAGCCAAGTCTGGCCTTACATGAAGGAACCCGAAAATACCCCTACCTTCAAGTGTGACCTCTGCAAAGAGGTCTGTAAAGGCTTCTCTAACAACGCAGCACCACTGGCTAAACAGTGCTGTGATGACTGCAACACCCACTGGGTGGTTCCCATGCGAGTCAAAGAGATCAAGTTCATGTACGGCCATGAAGACTCTCTTCGATCCAACACAAGTACAGGAGGCCCAGAGTGCCCTGGCGCACCCAAGAAGCCTCTACGAACTTGTACACGATACTCCTGTGTCTGTCCAAGGGATGATGACGGCTCAGTCAATTGTCACTTCTACGGACCACCCACTACAACCTACGTGACAATGCCCATGTCCCTTCTAAGTGGTGTGACTAAGAATCACCGAGCTTGTATCAAGGAACACTACAAAGGCGACGTTCCACGATGGGAATCCGAGTGGCTTGTCGATCCGGCAAAGGCTCCAAACTGGGACATGGGCTGGAAGTGCGGACTGTGCAAAGAGTCTATCAACCTTGACGACCTTGACGGGTAGGTAAGTAAAGCTCTAACTCTAGAGTTGTAAACGAATAAAGATTCTTTTTTAACTTATACGTCGATATTTCTGGTGCATCTCTAATGAATGGCCCATTTCTTGCGCGCGTCTCCGCTCATCCGCAATGGATTCAATCGCGGAACGTTTAGCATTGACAAAGGCATGGCGTACTAAGTTGGTTGTGACAGGCTTGCCAAACAGATCTCGAAACGTATTGGCTTTCCAAGTCATGTAGGAGTTACGCACCCATTTATTCCCGTGACTGTCTACAAACAACAACGAGCGAGGCTGGTCTTTTAACGACTGTGCAATTGCACGCTTTAACGGCACTGGTATTTTCCGCGTCAAGACGGGGTACGAGGAACGAGTCTTGTGGTCGCGGATCAGAAGCGTGGATTCACCGTCTACACCTGACCACACAAGCACATTCTCTTTACTCTTTGAGTCTGGACTGGCAAGTGGACTTGACGGTGGAACGATTTTAACGACCGCTAGATCACCTCCGCGTAACGGAGTTATTAAGGTATGGAATGCAACTAAAAGATGTCGTAAACTCCCAAGCTCTGAATCTCGTAATTCCTTCTCTTTATCATCCCATTCTTCCATAGAGACAAATCCTTCCTTCTCTCTCTCTGAGAATTCATTCTTCTCAGACAAGGTAGTCACTTCTTGATTGTATTCCGATAAAATTTCTGTCCATTCGTCATGTAACTCCTTGTTTTCAGTTGTCATTTTAAGTTCGCCTGCATTTTCCGCGTGTTTAAAAAGGGACACGAGACAAGTAACAATGGTTCGTGCGGAATTAAGGGAAATCGTCTCATCGTTCACCTTATTACGGATGAGTTTCTTAGCTGCGCTTGGATGGGTCAAGATCTTATGAAAGGTGGTATAGGTTGATGAGCTAAACAGATTTTTGACCATAGATAATTGTTTCAGATAACTTTTCTTAGTACCATCCGACACTTTAGCTGACTTAATCGCATTCTCAAACACTAAGTCCGATAGTGGTACCATTTCTAATGGCACAACCAATTTTGAGACTTCAAACTTCTGTCAATGAAAAGCTACCAGGAAATCCAATCGCGGTAGTTCACGGTCAAGGACCGTTAGACCATACACGCCTGTTCGTGAATCCAGAAGGATCCTTGGATACGGAGATTAAGATTGAAGGCAACTATAAACTAGCCATTGAACCCACAAACGATCCTAACGGACGCGATGTGATTATGGTGGGCGGAAAGTCCGGAAGCGGAAAGAGTCATATTGCACGCAACTTTGCCATTCGGTACCACGAACTCTATCCCAGCCGCAAGATTTTCTTGTTCTCGTTTCTCAAGGAAGACAAGACGATCGATACGATCTCCTACATTATGAAACGAGTCAAAGCAGAGATGATGGACGATGAAGAGTATACTCAACCGTCCATCTCCGAATTTGAAAAGTCATTGGTGATCATTGACGACGTTGAAGGTTACGAACGCACCAACAAAACCATCTTTAACGGCATTCAGAGTATCATTGACATGATCGCAACCATGGGTCGCCACACACAGTCATCCATCATTGTGTGTAGTCACTTGTTATCCGATTACAAGCGAACCCGTCTCTTCTTAGGCGAAGCTCAGCAGTTTGTCACATTCATGCACGGTGTCAGTCAAAAGCAGCTCTATGGTCTTCTCGCAGGCTACGCAGGCATAGATCATAAAGAGATCGATGAACTGCGAAAACTCAATTCCCGTTGGATCTGTATTCGAACGCAGTTTCCCATTGTAGCGTTATACGAAAAAGGTGCACACTTAGTACGCCAAGAACGTAAAAATAAGAAACCACGCATGTTGTTAGACGTTGAACAAAAATAATCAGTTGGCAGTTAGGTTTTGGCGGGATCTTCGATTTTCGGAGGTGATATAAAGAGATAAGAGCAAATCGAAAATCTATCAAAATCATCCGATAATCATCCTAATTTTCGCTTCGATCTCTCTCTTTATATCACCTCCGAAAATCGAAAATGGCGGGCAAAATTTGATTGGCGTGTAACTAAAATTTAAGTTCGTTGGCTAGTTTAAGTAGGTCTATGGGTCGTTCTTGAGAAAACCTATAGGCTAATCCTTGCGTTACACTTCCTTTACTAGCTTGGATTTGTTTGTCAAAATCTGTGTTAGGAGGTTCTTTAAACGCATCATAAAACGGTTTTAGTTTGTTTATTGCTACTGTGCGCGCCTCTTCAACTGTAATCGTTGGCTTTGCTTTTTGTGCGTCTTTCATTAGAAGTCCAAGGAGTTTTTGAACGTTTAGTTCGTCAAACATACCTACAAGCGCAGAATATTCCGGACTATCCGTCAACTTCTTCATTTCTGTTGTTTTTCCACCATGACGACGGTTCCATTTGGATCGTTTATAGTTCTTCAACATATGATTTAACTCTACTTAGCCTTTCGGTCTAATTTGCGTTGTTTTTTAGATTTGTATCCTTTGGCGTATGAGACTTTTGAGCGTTTAGACGGACTTGCAGATGTGCTGCGTGCTCGTTTCGGTTTTCCAACACCCATAACAGAACCGCTAGTTTGTAATTTCTTTTCTGCTTCCGTGTTTGGCTTCATAAACTTAGGATAGTCAGGTAATCCGTCTTGTACAAATTTAAAAAGGTTAGTGTTTAATGAATACGCTCCCGAGTTCATGTAATCTCGTATCATCTTCGTAAAGTTGAATTTCGTGAACTTTTCCCACACGTCAAACATGCTGTGAGGTTTAACATACCCAAAGGAAGTAGGTGGTACACCTTCTGGGACTGTATTATTTTTCCACGATTCAGGAAACACATCATCAGCACCTAAAGCAGTATAGACCTTTTCTGCAAAGTCTTTTGCTGTTGACTCTGGATTCCACTGATCCATAATAAGATCAAACTGTTCTAGAAAGGAATTGTAGATTAAAGAATCATTATGTTCTACACTTTGAGTTTCAGCGTCATCATCCTTCTCTTCATCAACTTGTATTTTTCCTAGATCGTTTTCACCCAAATCAACTTCTGGTTGTTTAGGTTGAGTTGAAATGCTTCCATCGTCTCCAACCACCTCAAACGTTGATGGTATTTTCGGCGGGTTTGCAGCTATTTCTGCAGGATCTTTAATTTCAAGAGGTGGCTTCACGGTTTCGGTTTGTTGTGTGGATACTTGTTGAACTGGGTTTGAAGTTGAGTTTGGAATGGAGGTAATGGGAAGTGTGGGTTGTGTTGAGTTTGCGCTAATGGCAACGTTATTTGCATTGACTTGTCGTGCCTGGTTTTCGGTGTTAGAGAGAATGGCTGCTGCGGCTTGATCCACTGTCGGTTTAGATTCCTTTGCAGCTTGTGTCTCTTTAAGCACCTTTTCTTTCGCTTGGTCCATGGTCATGCCCTCGGACATGTACTTTTGGATCTGCATCTCCATTGCGATCTGAGCTTGTGCCTTTTGCTCGTCGGTTTGCAACTTCTGCACAAACGCCTGTTGAGATCCAGTGGGCGTGGTTCCGCGTGGAAGTGCTGCATCTGTGATGGAATAGGTTGCAGATGCTTGTTGAATGTTAGTTCCTTGATTTGTCGCAGTGTATGCGTTCTCAATCAAGTCTCTGGCTTTGGTGAAGTTGCTCTTCATAGTCAAGAAATCATTCAGTGTTGCTGGCTTAGCATCGTCTTTGTCAACAAAGCCAACCTTGGACAATGAAGGTTCGTTGGTAATAGGAACTAAAGGCACGGGTGGCGCTTGAAGAGTGGGTGGCGCTGCTGCGGGATCCGTTGGGCTTGCAGAAGGTCCAGCCATGTACGGGTTAACTGTCTGTTGTTTAGAAGACGTAGGTGGAGCTGTTGTAGGTCGTTCGTTTGGATCTGGGACCTTTCCGTCTACAGTCACCTTTTGTCCTTGATTAGGAATGGTTGGAGGAGTCGTGTTTTCAGTTGAAGGCGTGCTAGTAGCTGCATCTTTTCCTGGTGCAGTTTTACTTGGTAAAACACGATCCGTCAAAGCCCCACCCTTTCCAGCCAAGCCAGGTACTAATTGATTGACTTCATTTTCTCTCTGTATCTGGCCTGGTGGTATGCCTGTAGTTCTAACTTCATTTTCACGTCGTATCTGATCAGCGGGTCGCGAGTCTTTAGGTGCTGAGGCTTGTGCTTTCTGAATACGAAGATCCAACGCTCCGCTATCTTTACGGTTTGTGATGCGTTCAATCGTGTCAAAGATAGCAGTAAGTGATTGAGGTGACAGCTTAGAACTGGCGAGTACCAATTTATCGTAAACTTCCTTGGAGGTTCGTAGAAGAGGACCTCTGGAGTTACTATTGGGAATGGCGGCAAGGAAGTTACGAGACAGAGCAAGGATCTGCTTTCCAGCTTCATCTTCATACGTCGACGAACGCGTTCCTTCCATAATGGATCGGTAGTTGTCGACGTACTCGCGTTTTTGCATCAACTTGAAATTCTCAATAGCCTTGTCATCCTGCATATTTGGTAGACCCAACCCTTGATGCCATTGATCTAAGAACAGACGTTCCGTTCCGGCTGTGGGGTTCACGGTAAACGTGGAGGAGAGTGGCATGAGATTCGACACACGAGCAGGGTAAAGCTTCTTCGTCTCCATAGTGTCGACTGGCGCAAATCCGGCATAGGGAATGTGAAAGGTAGGTCGTTTTACAGTTGCAATATCAATTGAATTTGCAGAACGTTCAGCATATTTTAGCCATTGGCTACTTTGAGCTGATAATACGCTTGCTTCAACCTTTCTGTAATCAGTGTAAGCTTTTCTAAAGGCGTTAGTATCCATTTTGAAATACTCGCGGTTTTTTGATGTCTTCGTTCGTAATCACAAAAGCTCTTCAAGATCCTCTCCAGGAATTAGGTCGTGGTGCGGGAATCAATGATCTGTTCACCGAAGGCTACCGGAAGAAGACGTTGGATGCCTTACTACGAGTTGGAAATGAGACTGTTGAGTCAGTGGTTGTGGTGCGTAGTCCTCTGCCTGCTGCTATGGAAGATGGCATCAATTCTATCTCCAAAGGACAATGGGTGGAGTTAAAGCACAAGTATGGCTATGATACCTTTTTCCACTTGGCTGTGGTTGTAGCAACCAAGAAAGGAAAGATCTTAATTGAAAAGAACGCGTACGGAATTAACGTAGCGGACTTTGAACCCTACGACAATGCTGAGTATATGACGGTATCAACAGATCGATGGAAGTCACCGCCGTCGATCATTACAATGCTTGACAAGACAGAGGACTACTTAAAGGGCAACTACTTTGCGTATTCTCCGTTCCGTAATAACTGCCAGAACTTTATCTACGCGCTGTTAACGGCAAATGACTTGCGCGACGAAAACGTGACGGAATTCGTGTTCCAGCCACTGGATGAGCTCATTCAGGAGTTGCCATCGTATGTAGAACCTACAGTAGATATAGCAGCGCAGGTATACGGAATACAAACTTTGTTAAACGAAGAATAGTCTACTTTTTATCTTCCCACGACGGTGACGGAAACCTAGTGAGCTCCGGGATTGCGCGTGGTGGCGAGCCTCCGTAGAACAAGTACTTTTCGGAGATCTTCTTCTTCCAATCGGTCTGAATTTCGATCACGGAACTCGGTTTTGGAACGAGTGGCGTAGGAGGTGGAGGTGGTGTGACTGCGTGCACTGGGAAGGAGACACGACGAATCACCGGTGGAGCAGTTAGTATAGCGTCTTTGACGTCCTCGGTTGTGCGTTTCGGGGGTGGTTCGTTCTTGGGTTTAGCCTTGTAGAGTTCTTCGACGGAACGTTTAAGAACGTTAATTTCCGCTTCAAGCTTGATTTGCGTACTCGCGTACTCGTTGCACCGATCCTCGAGCTTCTGGATGCGTTGGAGGAGAGGTCCAGGAGGTGGGACTCCGGGGAAGTTGAGCACGGAAGGGACGGGAGACGCGGTGAGGTCGTACGTAACACCGGTACGGAACGGGGACGAGGAAATGACGCGGTTAATATACTGTTGGTATTCGGAGGCCATTTAAAACTAAAAAATTACACGTCTAGCTTTTTTGAGGTGGATGAAAATTCTTCTGTCCTTTTTTTAGTCGGTGGAGAAAATGCGCTATCGTCGGAGTGAATTTTTCGTTTTTCGGGAACTTCTTTCGGCTCTTCTTCTCCCTCTTCGAGTTCTTCGTCGTTGCTAATCGTAAAGCCTTCAGGAAGCTCAATCTCTCGCTTGGTGTTCATAAAGACAATGTCGGTGGCCTTGATGCAGAGTGACGCGGAGCCATTAACAAGTGCCCAGTGAGAGACTTGGAAGGAGCACGCGTACAAGAGTCCTCCGTGGAAATCTCCCGGTCCAACTTGACGTGTCTTGGGTTGTCCTAGTGTGTAGTTCTCGCGAGGCAGGGTAGTGCACACAGTCGTCTCGGTCTTCATCTTTGCAAAACGAGTGGCGCTGGGGAGAAGAACGGTGGTGCATTCTGAGAAGATGATTCCGTGAACGTACTGGCCTTTAGATCCATCCTTCACTTCAATTCGCTCCACTTCATTTCCTCGTCCCGTGACACGCAGACTCATGAATCCGCCAATCTTGGGTGACCCGTCTGCATTGAAGCGTGCAAGAGGCTTGGGGCGTTTTAAAGCAATGCTGGAGGGATCCTTCTTGATATACTCAGCGTCTTGCTTGGAGAAGAGCTTGGCTGCGTGGGTAACAAGAAAGGCGTCAAAGCACTTGTCGAGAGCGTTAAAAGCTGTCCATAGCTTAGGTGTTAGCTCAATGGTAATCGTCATCTGTCCCTTTCCCTTGCCCATGAAATCATCCACAGTGTAGCATTCTAACGGAATGTTGACTTTGCGCGCCACAATCGGTTCGTCGTTCTTACCAACGAGAGCAATACGAGCGCCGCGTCCTGCTTTCATATCAACAAGACCGACGGTGTCCTTGTCTTGAGGCGTTTTAAACTCTAGAATGTTCATCCATTCAGATTGGGTTGATGGTATGCTGACAGTGGAATGACTCATCCTACGTGAAATTACGTCAGCTGATATGACTCGATATTTAAATGAATTGTGTGAGGGCTATCGTTTATTCGGAGAAGACTGGAAGCCTATTGCCGATGCGTGTGCTGCACTGGTACAGTATCGTAAGTGGATTGAAGTCGACCGACATCGGTTGATGTTACTCACACTACGGATTTCCAAACTCCCGGATGGCGAAGCCAAGGAGGATTATAAAAGCATCTTTATAGACATGACCAAAAGATTGCAAGAGTTTACAGTGGAGGAACACGAACTTGACACATTTATAGTACAATCATTTAAACAGTTACTACTTAAACCGACAAAGGCAGATGGAGTTCCCAGAGTTCAATCTAACAAGGGCCGAAGACGTAAAGGCAAGTGATCCTATGAATCAGCTCAAGTATTCCTTTGTCGTCCTACTATATGTGACGTTTCGTGACATCGTCAAATACGCTCTTCCGCTCCTTTCCGCCTACATAAAACAAAAATTAGAAACACCTATAAAATTAGAGTGAAAAAAAAATGTCTCAAGATTCTCATCCTTTAAGTATTGAAACGCTTCCGCCTCCGTACGCTATGGACACGTATACTGCGGAAGACATTAAAATTAAACAAGATGAACTGATTTCAGCTGTCAACGACCTTGAGCTTTTGGTTGCGGCGCACATGGACGGTGTCACAGAGTACACGGGTTCAATCGAAAACTCGTTTCAAGACATTCTACGCGAAGAGCTTAAGAAGGCTGTAGCGGAACTGACGAAATCGTTCAGGAAGATCGTAGCGGACGCGCTAACTCCACACCGCCGTCTCGTTCCTGCTAAGGAGCCACGCATCCCAGAGTCTGCAGTAGACCTTACAGACACAGAGGAAGAAGAGGACGAGGATGAGGAGTCTTCGGATAGCGATAGTATTCGCCCTACGCAGAGATGTAGTAAACTAGCTAGATATACTGAACATTGAAGTGCAACTTAACTATAACTGTCATTTAACTGACAAACCGTTAGACTTAACCCCAAAGAGAAGAAGGTTGTCGTCTTCATCTTCTGAGGGGTGCGAGTCCAAGTATACGTAGGGTAACGCGGATGGATGAATGACTCCTTCCATAGCTTCCTCGTTAAAAGGTATCTTCTTACGCTTGAATTCGGAGGAGTAGAGTCGCTTTGAAAGGGCCTGCGCTAGTTCCTTATTACACCGAACGAGTTCTTCGACTTTGTGGCGATTATACGCCTGTTTACGGAAGCGCACGAGCATACGAGCTAGCGTGTGTGACATCTCTGTTTGAGTTTCCTGGACTGAGCGCAAAAGACTGATCACATCGTTTAGCTTCTCTTCGTGCCGTAGCGTGGATTGTTCAACCGTCGAAACGGTCCTATTTAAACTATCTAACTGATCAAAAATATACTCAAACGATTCTTCGTTTAAATCATCATTTGCACGCTGTCCGTAAATAGAATCGGGATGTTTTGTATCCATTTTTAAACGTTTGATAATTGTTGAATGCGTTTTGTGATTATTTCGGCGCGGGTTTCTTCTACGGGTGCAGCGGGTGTAGGTGGCACGTTAAACAAAGTAAACGGCTGGAAAGGTGGTGGCGGCGCGGAAAGCGTGATTAACTGAAGCCTATCTTTGGTCCACAACCCTTCAGGGGGTGGGGAGTTACTAAAGAACACTACATGCGGAGGGTTAAACCGCTTAAACTTACTAAAGAACTTGGTCGAAAAGATACCACCGTTCTTGAGACGTTCTGCGCAAATAAAGGCATCTGCGTACGTATTAATAGGAGTAGGACGTGGAATATCAAAACAAACGATTCGTTGACCGTTGTACCCAAATGCGATGTCAACTTCTCGTCCACCGAGTTCAATTGCATCCATCTCACATGAGAGGTATTTGAGTAGTCTCGACTTGCCACTATGTCCTGCAGCATCATAGACCCAGTAAATGTGGCGTGGGTGTGGCTCGTTGCGTAGTTCTTCAATCATAGCGTGTTGGAAGGCGTTGGGTTCAAAGTCTGTGTCGCGTGGAGCTTCTTCTAACAAGTTGGCCATCTTCTCAATGCCTCCATGGTACCGCATGTACTGTCCTGGAAACTCCTCTGCGACACGCTTTACACCGGCTATCGGTCCATCCTTCTTCAATATCTCTTGAATCTTCAACAAGTCGTTGCGTTTCCCAGCTTCGTTGCTTGGGTTCCTACCAATCGTCCACGGAATGGGTAGTGTGCAAACGCATTTCTCTTTGTTCGTGACCTCTTCAACGTTCTGTTCTCGCATGGGTATGTTCGTCTTTTCAAAGGTAGCGTCCGGAAGCCATTTAAGCATCGAGAACTTGGTCACTTGTATCTTTGATTCTACGTAGCCTACGAACTGATATAGTGTGGGTCCACCGCCGTCTTGTTCGTATTCGCGCTGCACCTGTCCACGCCCAAAGACAAGTTGGAGCGTTTCGGGGGGGTCGCGAGGCACGTAATCGCCGTATTCGTCTCCTTCAACCCATTCTGGGAAAATCGGTTGGACAAACCGCCACGCGCGCGACGAGACCGAAGGAGGCATAAAAAAACCGAAAAAAAAAAATTCAGATCAATTTAAAACAATAATGTGCGATCCAAAAAGTGCTAAAATGAAACTAGGAGAAGCTCCGTACGGCACTTTATTGCAAATGAATCGTATGATGGTACGGAATGCACCGGTCGGCAAACGGTCAGCCTTTTCTGATTACACATCATCTGACGAGGAGGAAGAGTTACCCCCGCCTCCGACGATCAACCCCGAACCTCTTCACACGTTACAATCCCTCATGCAACTTAAGCAACAGCTAGATAAGGCCGCGGAACCTAAACAGCGTGTTCCAGAACGTGAAATTCCAAGCGTGTCCTCCTCGTTCGGGATTGACCCGGGTCTATTTAAGATGATTTACAACTTGGGCTACGACGCGGGACTTGATAAACGCGATCCAATACCGCCTTGTGAGGTCTGCGAGGAACGTCGCCGAAAGAACCGGATTGCAGCCGCTGAGCAAAGGAAGCGACAGCGGGAGGAACAGGAGTAGGACGAACGTAGCGTAGACTTAACCTATGCCTTACTAACATCATGTGATGTGGCAGGATTTGTAGTTTCTTTCTCTTTTGGTGTTGTATCCTCAATATCTACTGAAGCGTCAATATCGTGGCCGCAGCAACGAGATCGTAACCGTTTATGGTTTACGGTCTTGTAGATCCAAGCAAGTACAAAAAGTATAGAAATTGTAGTTGCACTAGCTCCTGCTTGTATTAAAATACTTTGGTCCATAATGGAAGGATCTAGTGGTTCTGTCGTGTTACACCAACCACACACGAGTTTTAGCATGGAAGAAGCCGAACAACGAAAACAGGCAATGACACAGCGGTTAGAAATGGCGGAAAATGCTGTTAAGCGTACACGCCATCCGTTTAGTGGTTATATAGAAATCTTAAGACGTGAACGTACAACACCAATCAAGAAAATGGTCTACAAGGGTAAACGTGGTTATAAAATGGCTCAGTCTATGAAGGAACACGATGAGATTATGGGTGGTTACATGGATCCTAACCCAGAACAGAATCAACAAATTAATCAAGCAAATCAAAACTTTGCAAACAATCGACCGCCACCCCGTCAACAACCTCAACTTGACCCTAATCAACAGCTGCAAATCCGTGTACCTCAACCTGTTGAAGTTGAAGAACCTGATGACGAACTTGAAGATGTTGCTCTTGAAGATATGGGACCAAATGAAGAAGAAAGACGTCAATTATTCGCAAATTGGATAGCGGATCGACCACGATTGAGAGGATTTCAACCAGCACGCAATGATCCAAATACTAACGAATGGGTGTTTGATACATTAACTGCCGAGGGTCAAGAGATGTTTGAACGTTGGTTGCAGTTTATTACGCCGGAACAAAAACGGCATATTGCAAATCATCCAAACAGAGTTAACATCTTTTATAAATACATGGAAAATCTATTAGAAGAAAACGAAGATGCATACGACCAGTTACTTGAGATCTTACTGGGTAGAGCTCAAAACCCCCGACAATGGCCAGACGCAGAAGATTAGTTTATTGGAATACGAACTTCATCTTCTGGTATATCCATTTCTAAAACAGTATCGTCGTGAGGTGGTTGAAACGCTGGTACGTTTGGTATAGATTCTCCTTTTGGTATCGTAGATGACATTATCTTGACTAGGTTTCCAATCACTTTATCTCGTTCTCGGGTGTTGTTGAATCTTGGCCAACGGCAAACAAAAAACTTGACTTCTTGGCATGAAATGGGTGCAGGGCAAAGAATGGCGTCTTGTGTAGAATTATAGAATGCAGCTTTGTCAAATGATTTTGAGTATGCTTCTTTTGCAAGACTGAGAGCTAATCCATAAGAAGGTGGTGGACCACGACCTCTCTTTATCCTTTTTCTACCTGCAGCAGAAACTCGTCTCATCACGGGTTTAGGTTTTGTCTGTCCAAAAATACTACGAACTGCAGGAACAGCATTTAATATCGTTTGACCTACTGGGTTTTCATTAATAGTCTCACCAACACGTCTTACTGATTCTTTAGGCCCAGTTATATAGCGTTGTAAACGCCCTGGCTTGTACCGTGGAATTTGAAACTTAGTAAATTCACGTTCATTCATAAACCAATCAAGCTCATGACCAGCAAGTTGTTGATTGACTGGTTTGTCATAATTATACGTTGTACCATCAATAACTAAATCATACACTGCATCTCCTCCTGTTGTCGCATCAGTACTCCCGATGACTCTGTCTTTGTAGTTTATAGAACGGTAAGTTGGTGCATTTGTAACAGACCGAGTTCTAACTCCCGTGTTTGGGTCTGTCCGCATTAGATTATTAATAGGAGTGTCAGTTGGAGCTGAGAAAGAATACCCACCATGAACAAGTTTGTCGCTACTTAAAGTGTCTGAAAGTGCTCCACCCAACGAATGGCCGGTAACGTAAAAATCCCAATAGGAGTTATTACCGTTAACTGCAACACCATTGAAGTACGTTTCCATTTGTTCAACAATAAACTGTTTGTTCCGTTTATAACGATTGGTTGACGCTAGATCTTGAGGTGATAAGTCATCGGGATCAACGCCCATTGCATCCAAACCCAAAGTAGTACCTCTGTTTCGGAACGTAAAGACACGATCAGTACCCCAATCCTTCAAATCAACAGTACCACGAAAAACAACCATAATGGTTCCACGGTCTGGATTATCAGAACCAGAGAATAACAACCCACGTCTTAATCTTTGTGCATGATCTGCAGTAATAGTGTTTGTGTTCTGTATAAACTTAGAAAAGGATTCCCTATCTGCTGAAGTTTCAAGTTTAAGTTTTTCGTAATCTTCATCTGTCACGTCCGGAATAACCTCAACAACCTCCGGTTGCTCAATTAATTCAGAATCAGCACTCATTAAATTTATATAGGATGGACGCGTCTGATAACACTCTTACGTCAGCAGAAATCAAACAATCTGATGCAACTCAAGCTGACGCAGCTGTCGTCAAGTGTGACCGATGCGAACGCAGGAAAATTCGCGAGAGAGGATATGCGCGCGAAGCACGACTTAGAAAGAAGGCTCAAGCTGAAAAGGAAAAGGAGGATTGTAGTGAAGAACCAGAAAAAGCAGATTAAAATATAGTGTTGAATGATTCTATCTAATTTATCAAGAAATGCTTCAACGATGTCAGGATGGATGTCAAAACGAAAACAGAAGGTAAAACGTGGCGCTGGAAGTCAAAATCTAGATGAATTTTTATCATTCTTTCCCTTTTGGCCAGATTCGGAATGGGGAGTTTTTTGGCGAAAAGATCAGAAGACAAGAAAACTTGTCAGTCAGTTTGATAAGGTGAAACAGATTATTAAGGACTTGAACGATGAAAGGATAATACAATACACGCCGATTAATCCAATAAGAGAAGATCCGTATGTTCTAACGTACAGTCGGTGGTTATGGATGCATCAACAACCAGAACAATATGCATTAATGTCAGTTCCTAAAGAAAAATGGGCAAACGTTAGAGGCAGAGAAGAACCTGAAACCCTTCTTATTATACAAAGCCGTTATGTTAATATCAACGTTCTTATTTACGAAGCATCCGTTCCAAAGTTTGGTGAGAAATACCCCAAAGAGAAAACGATTGACACAACTAATGGTAAACTGTTAAGAGTGATTGACCGAAATCCAAAGCGTGCGTATATCAATTCCGTTCTTGTGAATCCAGTTTTAAAAGGTAAAGGTCTTGGTACTGTTTGTATAAAAGCGCTTGAAAATTACCTTATTCAAGTTCACAACGTTGAAGAATTCTTTCTCATACCATTAACAGACAACGATGGTGAAGGTCCTTACGATATAACCCCTTATTGGGAAAAAATGGGTTATGATTACATAACTAATGCTAACCCAAAAAGGCTGGCAAGACTCACAGTACCAATAGCAGCAGAAGTTAACACCAAAAAGGAAAAACCAGAACGATCACAGGTAGCATATTGGAAAGATACACCAAGCGGACGTGAAAAAAGGTACATGTGGAGTGATCAGTCCGTGCACATGTGGAAAACTGCTAAGGTTTGGCAAGATAATCTATCAACTGCAAACGCAGATTTCAATGAAGCAATCGATTTTCAAAAGCTATTAAAAAACGATGGAACAGATGGTATGACTGGTTTCTATTTTGAGTTGGATGAAAGCCATGAAACGTTAATGGGTTTAACTGATTTGGGTAAAGAGACTATTGATGACGATTTTTTAAAAACAGCAGCAAAAGCAGTGTTTACTACAATTTTACCGAGTTCAAATGTCATAATGGATCTAACGAATAGCAGCGATGAAGGTACGCCATTACCGTTTTCTCCGGCAATGTCAGATATTAGTGACGTATCTATCGTTGAATTACAACAAACTGCAATTGAATCATCTAAAAAACAACCTACAACAACAAAGAAAGGAAAGAAGCGCACGTTACCAGTACAATCTTCACATGGTGCTGTTAACGAAACTTTGTTCAAACGAATGCCTGATTATCAAGGATCTTTTAGTGTTCAACCGAAAAAGCAACCACGAACGTTTAATTAATCGGTAGCAGGAACTTCGCCAACAAGTCCTTTTGTGCTCTCCAAAACTGCCATATTCCCTCCTCGTCCACGTCGTTTTCCTGGAAGTTTTCCTTTGTGGCCAGATTTCTCTAAATGTTTAATAGCGTTTTGACCGGCAGCATGACGACGTTTAGACACGATTCGCCCGTGTTTGTTTTGCATCAAGTCAGTCTTTGT